CAGCACGAAGACGCCCGCGAAGCCGAGCAGGATACCGCCGAGCTTCTGCGGCGTGATCTTCTCGTCCACGGTCAACAGATGCGCGAGGATGATGGAGAAGATCGGCGTCGTCGCATTGAGGATGGAGGCTTGGGTTGGACATTAAGAAAGTTTAATTTTATTCCCGCTCACCTTTGTCAGGGAGCCAACGATCAAGCGTCTTCCATGCCCGAGGTCTGACTCGCTGCGCTATTCGATCGAGCAACTCTCCCACGATCCCTCGCTGAGCCTGTCCAGACAGAGTGTCCTTGATCGCCAAGCGGTAGGTCGACATCGCTATAGCTTCCATCGAGAGGAGAGTTCCCTCTCTTCTATCTCCTCTGGTTAGCACACTCCTGAGTTGTGCCGCCCGCCCATCCGAAATCCGGCTGTTTACGACCTCGTAGTGCAATTCACCCATGTTAGAGCCCGCGATCCTCATTTCCTTTAGGCCAAGGGCGACAAGCGAGCCGTAGTAGATTTCTGCTAGATCGCTCGCACTCTCTAGTTCCCCTAGGCCGCCCCCGACTGTGCCGGCCGCAGTAGTGATCTCCGATTGAAGCCGTTCCCAATATGTCGCGGGGTCTTCGTGCTCCATCATCCTCTCAGTGACCTGCCGAGATTCAGAATCAGCCCCTAGGTCGACGACTTCCAGTATCTTGGCCTTGTAGGCGACAATCCGAGCGCGTTGTGCAGCCGCTGCGGACAGGCATTTTTCACCAACTTCGATCTTGCGGCGACCCGGTGCCTCATGCCGCCAATTCCCGATCTGGCGGCTGACACCCCATACAGCCAGCCCGGCCGCACTCAGGGTCATCGATCCCTGAATTAATGCCGCCCACACCACCGGCGCCATGCCACTCACCGGCCCTTGCCTCTCACTTCGGGGATTCTCGTCACCGTCACCCCCTCCACCACGTGGGTTTCCGCATCGGCCTCGGCCAGATCGCGACGAGACCTGCGCCCCCGCTTGGTCGGGGTCACGGACAACATATCGGGTTCCGCGTCTCCAGCCGCATCACTGAACATGTCCGGCTCACCCGGATGCTCAACCCGGACATCGGGCACGGGGAATTGGTCAGACCGAAAGCGCCGATGGCCACGGGTAGGTGGAATAATGTCCTCAGCTTCAGGACAGAGCATTCTGGGGGAAAGGGCCTGCCCTACTGCGGTCACAAGTTCTGGGACCTGATCAGCTGACGTCTGATGCGTCCGGAGATACGAGACTAGGATACGGGTAGCCGCCTCTCGAATCGCGTCCCTATTCATAGCGCTCCCCCGTGGTAGAGACAGGCCGATAACTGATTTTCAACCTGTCGCCCACCTGCACTGCCGTGATCGCCGATCATTCCCCTGAATTCGACGAGGCTGTTTTGAGACTCCCACTGTCGTGTTCCTTGCCAGTCGTCCTAGCGGTCCTTTGTTCTGCGACAGTGGCACAAGCAGCTGAAAGACCTGATGGTATTCCGAAGACGTGGATTTCATCGCCCGATTGGTGGCTCGTTATCGTCACTGCCGCTCTGGTCGTCGTCACCGCAGGTTTGTGGATCTTCACGGGCCTCATGTGGAAGGCAACCAGAGAGACGACTGAAATTTCGAGAAACGCGCTGATCGACCGTGAACGCCCATACATTTGTCCAGAAAACGTTCGGTTTCTGGAGGAAGACCGAAGTGTGGGGAACGCCCGCTACTTCGCCCCCCATTTCGACATAGCACTCAAGAATTATGGACGAACGCCTGCACTCGTGAAATCACTTCGATGCGGGGTCATAATTTCTCAGAGCGGCATCGAATCTGAGCCTTGGGTCGATAAAACGATTGAGACAGATGTCTCGATCGTCCTCGGGGAGCACGAGGGTTTTTCAGGATTGAAAACCCATCTCGGAGACTTCGAGGAAGGGTTCTACACTACATTCCTTTGGTCACTGGCGAGGGCAGAAGTTTCGATTGAGTTGAGCTACGTCGAGTTACTAACGCAGACAACGAGACGTGAAAAATATGACTACACATATAATCACAACATCCGCCGTTTCATCATGGAGCGCAGCATCGCAGTGATCGACTAACCTACTCTATCGGTGAGATGTCTGGTGCTGTAGCAGATCCAAAATCCTGTTAACCGACTCGCTGATCGCACCCAGTTGTGCAGTCTGACCCGCAACCGTTTGGGCCAGCGTGTCCTGCTGCGCCTGCATAGCAGCTATCTGCGCGTCGCGTTTGGTCTCAACCCCGCTCACACTCGATTCGTCTCCCGTCACCCGAGCCTCCAGAGCGCTGGTCCGGATCCCCAATCCGTTGACGTCAGTCGTCAGCGTGCTGATGGAGGCCTGCTCGGTAGGTTGAGCAGCCACTAGCGCAGAGACATTGGTAGACAGCCCAGACCATAGCCAAACAAATCCACCCAACTGGGCGATCAAAAATAAAATTAGCGCAACGTTGATCGTCAAATCCAATCGGATCCCCGACGACCGGCGGCCCTCAGGCTCCAACTCGCTATCCAGCAAGTCGCTCACCGCTGCACCGTGTAGAGGATCGCCGAGCGACTGTACGTCTCGCCGCTGCTGCTGCGGAAAACTGTCGTCAGGGTGTATTCTACCCCGGACGTCCCTCCTGAGATCAGGTATTGGATCACCAGCCCGTATAGCTGAGGAGTCCCAACCACGAGATCTGACGGGCTGGCCGTAACGGACACCACGCTGGTGACAGTTTCTGCGGCCGGCAGATCACAAATTTGGATCCCATAGAGGGAGACGTCACTGGGTGATCTCGGGTCCGGGTAGTACGGAATCGTGGCGGAATCGATTGAGACACCGACTGACCGTGATCCCAGATCCATGACCGCAACTGGCGTGCTGGTGGTCGGAGCAATCACGTATGCGGCCCCGTAGGCGTCGCTCATCCCGATCGTCACCGACCCATTGCCCGTCACGGCTCCCCTCACCTCACCGGGCGTTGCTGTCCCCCACGGGCTAAAGCCAAACATGGATTAGCTCCAAATCTGGGTGGTCGAAGCCACCACTAGGACAACGGCAGATCCGGACGGCAGGGTCACGGGTGCATTGATCGCGTTGCTATCGATCCGCGCCCCAACTGGAGGATACAGAGATGCTGCATTGGCCGTGTCCTTGTTTCGGATCTCAATAGTTTGACCCGCATTACTGACAGGAATCACGAATGCCGTACCGGCTGGTGCAGAGGTCAGGACATTGACCTGATAGGACAGTGATGTGCCGTTTGACTGACCGGTGCCGGATCCGACGAGTGATCCCACCGGAGCCAAAATGCGGGCCTGTGTGGTGGCGAGCGTTGAGACCAGTGAGCTGGCCGGTAGTGCGCCATTTGCAAGCGCAGTCAAACTCGTGAGTGATGCAGCGGAGAGATCCAACCAGACCGATTTAATCCCCGAGCCAAATCCGACTGGCTGACCACCATTACTGGATTCCAGTACCGTGTCACGGCTCAGTGTATTGCTGCTACTCGTATAGGTGCCATGGCCGACTTCCCATAGACCATTGACCGCATCTTCGATTGTGTATTCAACGCTCGTGCCACTTGGGATAGCGGATCCGAATGTTTGATAGCCGTATTGAGCACCACCGAGTGCAACTGTGCCAGTCCCGGCAGTGGTTGTGGTCTCGCGGACCCGAGATTTATAAATGTACGACATCGGTTAGGCCTCGCTGATTGTCAGGCTGGCGACGATCACCGGAGCCGCAGATAGGATAATTTGGTTGATGATAATTGCCGCTCCACTGCCCGCAATACCGACGTCCAGATCACACACGGCATCACCAGCAGAGTTTATAATACGACCGTAGCCGGCCTGACCGGTCTGGAGAGCAATTGCCTGCTGGATCGGATTAGCGATTAATTGACCGTCAGACACAACGCCAAATGGACTCGGCAACGTGACGCTGACGAGCAGCGATCCGGTAGGTGATATATCTGGACTAGCGGGTATCGGACCACTGTAGAGCGTGAGGGTAGCACCGGACCCAACGGCACTCAGGAGAGCTGAGGATCTTGCCGTGGCGGTGGTAAGAGAAAATTTGATCGTTGCCATACTGGACCTGCTATATCGAGGCCCAATCGCCCGATTGCGTATTTATCCGATTTGGCTCGATCCAGTGCGCAGCTCCGACAAAATGGAGTAGCGATTGGATCGCGAAATAGCCCAGAGTTCCGAGCAGTCCCGCAACACCAATCAGCAATACGCCTGCCCTCAACGCTGCACTGGTGGGTGTTGCCCCGTGGGTTAGCTGATCAGCACAATGACTGGGTTGGACCAGATGCGCTAATATCCAGCACAACCAGCAACCCCAACGTTTTCCTTGCTGTTCGGCCAGTGCTGCATGGAGACTGATAGTTTGCGCAGGATCCCCATTTAGCAGCAGGGTATTTAAAAACTCATCCAGCGCGATCCCGAGACGCTCCCAATAGGGCATCAGGGTATCGCGATCGATGAAGACGGCATAGGACTGCCCTGCGCCGCTGCCAGCTTTGCGGCCGCTACCGTCTGGCCGGCTGCTTTGGCAAATGAAAGAAATTCTGCCGTGGTCGGAAACGTAACGAGGGCTCCATTTGCGAGCGTCCACGGCAGGTTTGAGGTTCCACCACTCGTGAACTCACCGAATGTCGAGATGAATGCAGCCTCAGTGGAAATATCGACCTGAGTTTGCGCATCAATCGGATATACGCCGTTGAGAGCCGGAGTAGCTGTCGACGTGACCGTCAGACCTCCGGCGATGAATGCGCCATATGGGGTCCCGGCAGGATAGTTGCTCAGCACTCCCATTAGGTCAGCGTATGTGGCGATGCTCGTTGTGGCATTTCCAGCCGCTAACCAAGCCGCAAACGTTGTGTCGGTTGTTGCTACATATTGGGCACCGGCGGACGAATAGACCTGCCCACTGGGTCCATCCCCGACGTTCCAATACCAATTAGTAATATTATATTCTGCCATTTTAGATCCTCAGACGTATAGACCGTTGGAGTTTGTCCCCGTCGCATTACCGGGCAGATAACTGACGCTGGCACCATTGGTGTTGACAATGCCATTGTTGGCCACGAGATATCTGGGGCCAGTGGCAGACCCCACGAACGTGTTGCCCCAGTACCCGACATACCCACCGTAGATCGACTGGATAAATGAGTTACTAAATGCAGGCGTCCCCACTAGGGTGATTGTAGTGTCGGCAACGGTAACGTTTCCGCCAACTGACGTGTAAATATGGCATTGCGCGCCGCCGGAAATCTTGTATGGACCGCCAGAATTGAGCCCGAGGCCCACCACGCGAATTGCGCCACCTTGGGTGGCCTGCAGGTGGAATCCCCCACAACTCCCAAATGTGACGTCAGACGCGATCGTCGCGGACGAGCCGATGCCGGCGAACATGCCGCAGCCGCCGGGCAGGTAATCGCCGCCAACTCCCGTAGCCGTCAATGTGACGCCCGAAACAGACACACTAGCTCCATTAACGGCACCGACGGCATTTGCATTCGTCGCGTTGAATATTCCACCCGTCCCGATCAGTGTGGTGACAGTTGATCCTGCACCCACGATGTTTATCGTGCATGGGGTTACGCGTCCGTTAAAATTGTATCCCGCATAGCTACCAGCCACCAAATTCAAAATGGCGGTGAGCCCACCCATTTGGTACCTAGTCAGAACAGCGACAGCACCTGCGAACGTCAGCAGCGGGGCACTTGCAGACGTGCCCGGATTACTGTCGCTACCAGTGGGTGAGAGATAGAGATTGAGAACCCCACTCGGCACTGCCACCGGAACCTGCGGGAGAGTCATCATCAAAAATGGAGCTGCTGGCGCCACCGTGATGTTCGCTGCCGTAATGGTAGTCTGGCCGTGGTTGACGGTCACTACATAGAGGGGCGACCAACCCGCATCGGTACCGGGAGTAGCCTGAGTGCCAGTTGTCGCCGCTGCACCGGCCTTGAGCTGTAGACCCACAATCTGTGATCTGGTGGTATTTTGCGCTACGCCGTTGCCACCCGGACCCGTGTAGGGCGTCGACGGGCTAACGGCATTATAGTATGGCAACTCGAGTGGATTACCGTCCACCTCTTCGAAAATCGCCTCTATCAAATAGTTGATCGACTGGCCGCTGGTCGCGGGTGCCGCGAGGGCAAATGCCGTGGAGGTCTGATTGACACCAATTTTGACCAGTGGCGCCGAATTTGCCCCGACGCCCCCAAAAGCAGTGCTATCGACCACACTCGTGGCAATAATCGCACCGGGTCCAACGTTGACCGTCAGACTCGCCGGGCTAGTAGGAGTGCAGGCCAATCCAGTAACGTACGTCCCGGAGCCCACGAGCGCGCCTAGCGTGTAGCCCAGACCAACCATTTGGTTGACCTGCGACATCAAGAAGTCCGTCGACTTCGGCAGCTCTCCGGGATAAACAATGATCCTATCAGTCAAATCAAACATCCATAGTTGATCGCCCAAGATGGCGATCAACTATTTATCCCGGTAGTCGCTTTGCTATGCGGGGACGATCTGGACCCACGCAACGCTGGCAATTGGCATGCAGGACGCTACTGTCGCGTATACGTCGTCTGGAGTGACAGTTTCCGCCACCATAGAGTCATCGACCCATGCGAGCGCGCCAGCATCCCATCCTCCACCGCCAGAATCAAAACCACCCAGATCCGGAATACCGATCGCAGGACTGTAATAGACGGTCACCAACACCTCGAATGGCATATTAGTGCTGCCCCAGCATCCGGCTGTGTCCCATGCCAATCCGGCTGTATCCCATCCACCTGTATCCTGAGCATAGCCGGGCTCAATGATCAGAGGTGTGGTCCCACATAGGTTCTGGATCGCCAATGTGATCGATTCTCGCGTGCCCCGAGGTGCAAGCAATTGGGCGAGGATCCGGGCACGAAACGTCGCGTCTGTATCAGTGTCACGACGGACAAACGCGGGCCCGAGATAATCTAGCGCGATAATATCCAGCTGAATGCCAGTTGCAGTGGAGATTCGAGTCTGGGCCCGGACGTATTGCTGCTGTGTCCAGAGCGCGGAAAACTGTGCAGCTGCACCTGACAGCAATGCATCCAAAATTGGCGATGCGCTGGAGGTATCTGTCTCGCCCGTGACCGGAAACCAGCCCTGCGGCAGCAGTCCCTGAATCCGGTTTAGGAAATCCGTTTGATCACCTAGCATCAGTCGATCGCCAAACTAGCAATTTTGACAACCTGATTGGGACCACCACCACCCAGATCGGCAGTCCCGCCATTGAGCAACACCGACTGGACGTTGCTAATGCCGGGTGACGCATCGTAGGCGAGTTTAGAAAGAATACTGTACGGCAGGATCGCTCCAACCGATAGGGAGTTGACATATTGGGTGATGGCGGCACTGACCAGCCCCTGTACGGTCGCCTTGGTGTATCCCGCAGCCACACTGATCGTCATACTGATGTTTGCGGCAACGACATGCGGTCCGTACACCCCGAACGTGCTCCCCACGGGCCTCACGGCATTGATGGCCTGTGCCACGGTGGTGAGGAGAGTCGATGCGGGGTTACCTGATCCGTCATCGATCGTGACGGTAAAATAGCCAACCTGAGTAGTGCCGTTGGGCAGAGTATTCTCGGCAATATTATACGTGAGACCAGATTGGACCGAGGAGATCGCATATTCGACTGCACCTAGTGTTGCGAGGGATCTCGTGTTGATGTAGTTGGCAAATCGCGTTTTGAATGCAGCATCGGACTCGGCATCAACACCGGACGTAAACGCCGTCGGATTGGTCACGGCCGTTATACCAGCGATATTGGTCACCAACAGGCTGACGGTATTGGCCGCGACATTGGCCTGACTGCCGGCATTGACCGCCTGTACAGTAGCGGTGGCCGATAGCGTCCCGACCGGCACAGTGTAACCGTTTAGATCGCTGCTGTAGGTTGGCTGAGTCAGATCTGCGATGACTGCAAACAGTTGCGTCCCGTCGGCTGTCCGGACCTGCGCCCCAACGGGGACAAAGGCAGTGCTGTCCGCGACATAGCGCGAAAACGTGACCTCTCCCTGCGCATATGCGGCAGGTAGTCGGGTGAATGAAAAATCCGCGCCGAAAGTGTCGACGTCAGAACCTGAGCTGGTAGTCAGACGAGTGGTTTCTAGAACGAGGAAAGCGAGAGCTTGGAGCCAAAGGGTTTGCCCCGTCTGGGCCTCCAAAACCGCCAGCAGGCTAGATCCCTCTGACAGATCCACCAGTGTAGTGTCGCTGGTCTGAACGGCCGCAGCAGCGGTCTGGACGTAGGAGTCATAATTCTGAATGGGCAGCGTGGTCATGGTTAGGATCCCGTGCTCGGATTAGTCGGGACCGTTATGATGTCAGTCAGACCTGTGTCCGATACTGTATATGTGATGGTCGCCGTAGTGGTGCCTGTGTTGGTGGCCGTTACCGAGACAGTTGGGACCGGAGACTGCGCAACCGACTCCTCACGCAGCATCTGGCCCTGAATGACGGATTGAATTTGCTGTGTACTAGCGGTAGAACCCACGTATTTTCCGACCCCTGCCCCATAGGTGGGAGAAAACACGTAGTCGCCGGGCGCATTTGCGGTTTGGGGGTTCGTGTAGAGCCTGCGCAGAATCCTCTGTTGGCTGAGTGTGTTTCCACTCGCTAGCAGCAGATCTCCAGTGGCGCTGACCTGTAGATCGTTTCCGTATACGTGATAGAGATCGGGCACGGTGATATCCTGAGGATCAGGGCCTATTCCTGATCGATCAGGTATTTATCGAGAGGAGTTGTTTAGCTGGCTTGGAAGTTACTCGTGGTGGAGGTAGCGTCGGGCTGCTGAGTTGGGATTCCGGTAGAGCCGCCACCAGTCTGAACACCCGGATGGGTGTGATTGGCGAAGATGTTGTAGACAAAGTTCCTCGTGGCGAGTTGCTGCGAAGTCCCATTGCCGCCAATGACGGTCGTTGAATCCAAATTGATGCTGGAGCCACTGATCGTGGTCGTACCGGTGGCCGACACCACGATATTCCCTGACGAATCCACAGTCAGATTTCCAGTCGACGTGACGTTGGTCGTCCCTGTCGTACTGATCGCAGTATTGCCCGTCGTGGTGATTGCCGTATTTCCCGCAACAGTGGCAGTGAGATTTCCGGTAGTGCTGACCAGCAAATCTCCGTTCGTCCGCAAATGCAGGAATGTCCCTGTTTTTGAGACAATTGCGATTTCGCCGGGCACAACCTGATTGCCACCCGGTTGCGGCGGTGTATTCTGTGTGCTGTAGCACATTGCCGAAACGACGTAATTGTCCCCTGCCCCATCCGTAGGAGTAAGGACAACCTGTTGACCGGCTGCCGGAGGAGCCACGAGGCCCCACTCTGGACCCACCATTGCGGTTCCGACCGCTAACCAACCGGTCTGCACATTACTCGGCATAACCATGGCGCGGATCATGTGTCTGCTGGGGTCGTAATCGGTCACGATGCCAAAAACAGGCTGTGGAATCTGCTGGATCTGCGCGTCGATCGTTCGTTTGATTCCGTTGATTAACTTATGCATTAGGCTGTAGCCCCATTCTCATTTGCCTCGGTTTGCGGAGAATGGTTGCGTGCCTGCACCTCCATCACAAATCCTTGGTCCCACGACACCTCACGCGTAATGGAAATGACAAAATAATTCTGTTGCCAGTCCGACATCACGCCTCCACCCGTCAACTGGACGATATTTCGGGGTGTCAGGACTGTGCTGCCGGGCTCAGACCAATTGATGACCCGCTCCTGCCGCGTGATCTCGGTCAGCTTAGCTTGTGCATATTGGAGACACTGCTCCTGCGACAAATTGGGAACCGAGAAAACGAACTGCTGCACATTGGAGTTTGCAGATGTTCCGTGCGATTTGGTGGCACCATATGTTCCTGTGACGAATCTTGCCGACTGGCTGCTATAAGACTTGACCGTGACCGACACATCTTTTGCCAATGTATAGGAACGCCTGAGCCTCAGACCGATCGCGTTACTAGGTCCGACAGTAGTAACGCCCTGTGCCCTGCTCGGGGCCGGGACATTGATGATCCACGGAGTTGAAGACAAGGGCGCGGACTTTTTGAAATGCAACGTGGTCCCGGTCACCCAAAGATCGTATGACTCATACTTCGCGAGTTCTACACATAGATCAAGCTCATTCGTCGTCTTGCTAAATCCGCCGTCCTGATTCAGCTTATCATAGCTCGCAGAATAATAGCGGCCAGCAGGAGTTGTGGTCGCATCTACATCGGCCCTCAGCCCATGCTCTGCCGCGATTTTACTCACGATTTCACTAGAGGTCATATTGCTGTATGTCTGGACAGTTTTGGTCCGAATCAGTCTGCACAGCAGATCACTACCCTGCACATCAATGATCGCCTGATCTTGATCGACCTCAATGTCAGACACCTCGCCAATGATCAGTGATGTCCATGACGTAGAGCCGTCAGGCTGAGTCAGGCCAATCTGAATATCGAGCAAAATTGTATTGTTGAGCCAGATCGTCGTGGGATAATTGGGATCCGCGTAGAGGTCAAAGCGGGCACTAAATGAGTCAGAATTGAAAAATCCATTGTTGGTAATCGATGCAGACAGGATCCCGGGAACCGGTGTGCCATTAGACAGGGCGCGGATGGCGGGATATTGGACCACACCCGACTGGTTGGGATTATTCAGAGATGCCATTAGGTCGGGATTCCGCCAGCGTAGGACGAGTCATAGTCCGGAATCACGAGCGTAACCTGTCCCGAGATCAGATAATCCGTCAGGCCATTCGCCTGCATCAGGGTAATCGCTAGTGTGGCATCTCCATAGAGCTACTCGGCAAGTTTGAACAGATTTCCACCCACAACCGTGATGGTCTTGACTGCTAGCGCCATTTCACAGCCCTCCAGTCAGATTATTGGCGATGCGCCCTAGATAGGTTTTGACCGATGTCCCGGCTGCCAATGTCCAAGCCGCGCTAGTCAGGGACGTGATTTTGCCTGCGGCTGCTGACGCACCCGTCACTGCACCTAGAGCAACTGTCAACGAGGAGATCTGCCCGTTAGCCGCTTGAGTCAAACCGTTGACAATAGTCTGTGCAGAGGTAACGGATCCCAAAATGCTGAGTGCTGCGCTGCTCCCACCAGTCAGGGATGTGACTGCCTGTACTGCTGTCTGGACGGCCTGTAGAGCCGGTGTAACGGCACTGAGTGTCGAGGGTAGATTGATCCCTAGAGCACTCCCGATATCGTCAGTCACTGCCTGTAGGAGGCTCGGTTTAGAGGTATTGGGATTGATCGACAGTACCCAGCAGGAGATCTGGTAGTCGATCCAATTGGGCTGCCGGAACGTCAGGGAGAGATTTTCGACAACTACTTCAAAATAGTTGGAACCGAACGACAACGCCTGCGGCTGCCCGCTAGTCCGGATCTGATCTAGAGTTTGTGACCGCGAGATGGCATCAGCGGATAACAGTGACCCGCTCCACGTGATATTGCGATCATCGCGCCCCATAATGGAGGCTGAGCGTCCACCACCCGGGTAGTCGTGATGCACGACCCGCTGACCACCACCATAATCAACGCTCGATGGGATCTCGAAATTATCGAATTGGAATTGGCCGAGCACGATCGGACCATTGCCAACAAACAGTTGACTGATCGAACCGATGGCCGCGACGGCACTCCCCAACGAGTTGACGTTGGAGATCTGGGATGCAGCACTGGAGAGTAAATCTAGTGTTTGGGACATCAACTATTTAGCCGTCAGATCGATATCGCGGGCCCCACGTGAGGCGCAGACATTGAGGAATCCATTCCGGTTGTGCCGGTCTGCTGGCCATTGAGGGCCCTCGTGATCTGATCCACCATTCCTCGGTGCACAGTTTTGCCATCGAGGTTGATAGTCAGGGCAGTCCTCACGATTGGCTGCTGATTCGCACCACTAGACTGTTCGTAACTGGAGTGATGATAGGGTGCGGTTGCGGAGTTGGCCGCATGGCCGGTCGGGTACCACCAGCCGCCTTTGCCGCCTTGCCACCAAGGTCTGTTCGGATCGAGGGGATATTGATCACCGAACGGTCCATCTGTACCCTTCAACTGGTCGGGAGTGAAGAGAGACGGGAACGCCTTATGCAGCCCATCTTGAAGAGCAAGTGCCCCCTTCGTCGCGGCTGCCGTAGCGAGTGCAACTAGTCCGAGCTCCGCCGCCAGCGCGCCAAACGAGCCGAGTGCATCACCCGCACCACCCAACACGCCTATATTTTTAATGAAAGCAGTGGTTCCAAACACCGTTGCAATGCCGGCCAAGCCGCCGACCACTTCCTCTAGATCCTTGGCTGTATTCGGATTGTGAATAGCCCAAGCCGATAGGCTGCCCAGAGCGCCCGTGAGATCCTTGAGTCCTGCAACGAGTGGCTTGACGAGTGGCTCCCCGAATGACTGCGTAAAGGTGGTCCATGCATTGGTTAGTGCTGCCTCCACCGTCAGTGGATTGTTCGCGTTGGCATCCTTGGCATTAGCAATCACACCATTCTGAGAGTCGAACAATTTTTGGCGGTTCTGAAACTCGGCCCAAGCCTGCACGCCTTCACTCACAGCCCTTTGAGTGGTCTGTCTACCAAACAGTGACATGAAGTCTACATATTGCTGGTCTGCGGAATCGTGCGGAAATTCTTTCTTGATGTGTTGGAAGGCCATTTGCATCCAAGCGATCGGATCAGTGGACATCAGATCGGCGCCGACGACCCCGCCAGCTTTTAGACCCTTGGGGTTTCCCTTTTTGTTATAGATAATGTCTGAAGGCACGACCAAACCGGCCGCCTTTAGGTGTTCCAACACTTCCGGTGTCATATGGCCAAGTTGGAATTGACCAAACATAGATAGCAAGCTAGTACCGGCCTTGGCACCACCTACTATAACCGCGAGTTCGGTTATAGTAGAGTAAAACTTTCCAGTATCCATACCCTTGAGTGCGGGACCGCCCTGCTTCACCAAAGATAGAATGTCGCTGGCCTTCAGGAGACCGTGACTCAACAGGATTGCCTTTGCAGCGCCATCCGCCTCAGCCATGAAGGTCTTGGGATCGATAACCTGCTCACCGGTCTTGGGATCGGTCTTGAATGCCCTATCGCGGTTCTCGATCGCCTTCATGATTTGGATCAGCGCAGTGTCGGAGTTGTCCCCCTTGGGATTGACCGCATGCATGAGGGTTTTGAATTGGCCGAAATAGCCCACCATCTGCGCTGCCGTGTCTGCATTAGGCATCTGGCCACGGATCTCATTAACGAGATTCACGTAATCGGCATACGTTCCGCCTGACGGGTTTTTGACAGCGGCGTCGGAGGCTGCCTTGATCATCTCCGCGACACCAGCCGAACCATCGGCATTGCCGTAGGTCATTTGCAGCATCTGCTTGGCAGCTACCAATGGCTCGGCAGCGTTGGCAAACTGATACATCACCTTGATAGTCTGGACACCCGCTAGGGCAACGGCAGCCGAGGCAATAGCGGCCTTGAGGCCCTTCACCTTCTCGGTGCTGGCCAATATCCGCCGATCAAATCCCGCCATCTCCCCGGCCAGCCGGGTGAAGAAAGCGCGGTCGTTCCCCTCAAAGCCGAGCCGAACACCAATTTCATAGGCGTTGATCATTAGTACTTGTCCTTTAGTTGACGATCCGATCGACAACTGCAAGTATGACGTCGGTGACTGTTGTATTTAGTTGGCAGACGCCATAAGGAGCGAGCCATCCCGCCGTCGTGGAGAAGCGAGATCATCGCCCTAATGGTGATCATCGCGGCATGGATCATTATTTTGATGATCTGATGTTATCCCTAAATATCTAAAGGAGACGCACAATGACTGCACTGACTAGAGACGAAATAACTCAGAGAAGGCGACTTGTTCAGCAACATGATTCCCTCATGGTCGAATATCGAGCAGAACAAGAGCGAGTCGCTACTGATTCCCGGCGCAATTTGGCCAAAAATGTCGCGCTAATAGCTGATCTCCTCAAAATTATGCTGCTGCTGAGCGCTGTGGTGATTGGCTATTTGACGTGGAGATTTGTTCTGTGAGCCCCTTTGCCAAGGCGCTGGCGGTCACCACCGCCATCTTGTATCCGGTCGGAGACGGTCGCCCGCGCCGTAGCCCTCTGGTGACTGTCTGGAGCCTCTGGGGCTCGGGCATAATGACCTACTATCTGACCCTAGCGCTGATATGGGGCATCCCCCTGATTGCTGCTGCGCTGATCATAGGCTTCAGTCTATTGACCGGCTGGAATCCCGGCTAAGTGAGGCGTGGACGGCCGCCTACTAGACCGCCTAGGGCCTCCTCGGCCGCGATCCGCAGAGCCTCGGGTGTTGATTTGATGGCTGCACGGGCAAGCGTGGAGCGTGGTGGCTCACTCTCAGTGCCGAGTTCGCTATAAACCATCCGGATATCGGGCGAGCCTATCACCACCTCACGGTCGCTCTCAACTGTGTGCGAGATACTGTCTCGCTGATCACCCTCACGCAGCAGTGGATTGTCCGTGCCCTCGGACGCATAGCCAAGCGTGATTTTGCCCGGATGGCCCTGCCAATCATTAAGGGTATCGTCGGCCAGAGGAGCCCAAGCCGGCAGGTCAGCGACAGCCGGCTGATATGTGCCGAACTCGCTCCGAGCCTCCTCGGCTACTAACTCGCCAATGCGTTCGAGGGCACGACGACGCCCATGCTCAATTTCGCTCTGGATTGCGGCCATGCGGCCCATAAATTGGCGAGTGTTCATTTCTTTGTATCGAATGTGCGGGTTCTAAAATTATAGCGACTTCCGGTGCGTAGCTCGGAACAGATTATGGACAGCGCCGTTCTCATTTCCTCGTCCATCTCATCTATATCCTCGACCCGGAACCCGTTTTGCACCAACCAAGCGAGTTCCCGTAATGGGCCGTTTCTTACTAGTTTTTTAGATAGCCCTCTGCTTCGGCATCCGCTTTTTCCTCGCCATTATTCGGAGTGTCCGGTCTCAGAGCTAGCCAGCCGGCATCGCCCACCTTTTCCATATGGGCGTCCAACAGTGCCTCTGATGCCGGCCACGGCATCGGCACACCATCGATGGACCTCACCTGCAAGAACACCATGACCATAGCTAGATAGCTGAAGTTCTGCGCTTGCTCCGGCTTCATTATGCGAAGCAATTTCGCCTGCTCGAAAACCGAAACGCCCCTAAACGTGATGACCCGCCCCTCACTATCAGTCACGGTTTGTAGATTGTTTGTGCTGGCCATTGTGTTACACCAGCTTCATCGAGTTCGCGGCGAATGAGATGGACATCGTCACGACTGCATCGCCCTTGTAAGATCCGCCGTCGGACAACTTGAGAGCCACGTTATCGAACTGCAGCGTTGTCACACTGCCGTCCAGTTCTGTGATGTAAGCGAAGAGCGCGCTCGTCACATAGTTGCCGCCGTTTATCCAAGCCGACTGGATCGCAGAGAAGAGATATTCGACGTCGTTCGTACTGCGATCGAACTCGATCGTTCCAGTCCATCCGGTTGGCAGCTCGGCATTGAGCTGCACACCGTCCATTCTAGTACGTTTTATGTTGGTAGTCTCCTGTGCGAATTTCCAATTCTGCAAGTTGTCAATCTGAACTTGTCCACCATTCGGCGACATGAGAACGATTGTGAGGGCGCGTCCGTAGACTGCATTGTAATTTTCGGTAGCCACGATAGTAATCCTGAGTTAGGCGTTATTTTAGTCTATTGCTATTTTTGTTCTCAGGACGTTGTGACGTTCTGGACTATGACGCTTGTCTGGCCACCTTGTAGATTCACAATCATATATTTGACCGTGCTCTGGAACTGGACCACCACATCGCACTGCAAATAGCCGAGCGAGGTTCTACTGAACGGATTGTTTGACAGATCACACGTCACACTAAAGGGTAGAGATCCGTCGGTGCTCGCCAACAGACCCTGCTGAACAAGATTCAGAAGGAATGACTGGATGGTCGCCTTACAGCGCGGAAAGATCGAGGAGTTGATGTTTTGACCAACATACAGCCCCATACCGGCATTCAACGTGTTCGCGATAAAGGTCGTCATCATCGCATACGTATCAATGTTGGTAGCCGCATTACTGGACGAATTGATCCCCAACAGTGTCGAGTAGTAGTTTCCACCCGGACTCGGTGACCCGATCGTGTTGATACGCGCCGCAACGAGTTGCTGTAGCTGCGCTGTCGAATAACCCTGTGTTTGGTCGCCCGAGATGCCGTAAAGGGGCTGATTCAGCGTCGACCGGTTAGGGGGCAGAACGGCACGCAAGCCTGACGCATATGCGACCGGGCTTACTAGGCGAAGATATCCATTGTAGGGATCCTGCCATTGCTTCCAGTTCCCATGGAGGACTTCGACGTAGTCACAGTCAACTCCAGCGGTCACCAGATTGGTGGCGCCAGTGGATATTGCTTCTCCGGAGGCACCAGCGAGATATACGTAGCAACCCGCACCACTGGTTGTAGCGGTCCCAATAGCGTACTCGACTATAGAGGGCCAAGTCGTGGGGTCGGTCGCGTCAACCAGATTAAGCACGTTGATAGTGACGGTCGATAGCGCATACATTCCCTTCAAGGGAAGAACGTTCTGTCCAATAAGCGTTGCGCTAGTGACAGATGCAACCCCGTCGTTGCCACCAGTCAGCTGATAACTTGCTGCAGCCGGAGCAGTTGTGCCGACGCCAGCCGTAGCGACTACGTAACCGGACGCCGGTCGTGTTGGGCTAGTCCCATTGTTGATCGCAGCCGCGAATGCAGCCCAGAGAGCCGCAGCAGTCAGCCCAAAACCAATGTTGTCGAAGACCTCGCTCTTGACGCCCGGAATCCCGATGACAACCTTCCAAGTGCCAGTCTTAGTCCCCTGCGCGATCTGAGCAACGATGTTTGCTCCGTATGTGCCCGTATAGAGAGCCGTCAGCGTAAGGCAGTTTGTCTGCACTACCACACTAGCCGCCGTGTCAGTGCCATCCGTCACACGAACTGCATAGACGACATTGGCACCCTGCTGAGTGGCGACGGCCATATGGGTGCCCATGTCATAGCTACGCGCGATCACGGAGCCGAAGTTGGCCTGATAGTCCTGCATAGTCGACAGAGCGGTGGGTTTGTTGACAGGCCCATAGGATGCCGTTCCAACAATCCCAAGGACGTTAGTCGGCACGCCGTTAAGGGCGAGGTTCTGGGGCGGCTGGAGGACGATATAGTTGCCCGGGACCGTCTGCGCAGCACCGTTGAAGTTACTTGATTGAACAATAGTCATTATATTTTACTCCGCTGCCAGTTTGGTCGGCGCGGGCGTCGGCGCGTTAACACGCACGCAAAAATGGGCTTGTTCCGATGCCTCAATGGCATCGATGATTGACTGATCAGTGATGTGCTGACCGCGCTGGTATTCGCCAAACGGTGTTTTGACGACTAGGATAAATGGCATGCGAGTAATGGCCTCAGCTAACGTTAACGAGGCCACTCGGGCCTACGCTATATTTAGCTAGCGGGCGTGATTACTGGTTTGGTGAAAATAACCACAGGGCAGACTTGGATCTTGGTCGTGGCGTAGTTGACCGTCAGGAGTAAATCGGCTCTGAACAAATCGTCCTTGGACGTGACATCAATGACGTTGACACCCGTATAGCCAATCGGACCTGTGCCCGAATTGTCCGGCAGCGCGAGGCCTTGAACATCTGAAAACACAGCATCGAGGTATCCCGCGACCGTGTCGCGTGTCTGACTGGACGGGGCCCAGACGCTAACCATCAGACCCTGCGTCTGACGACGCGTTTCCTGACGGACTGACTGATCGGCCGCCACGGTGCAGACCGACGGGACAGCCGGTAGCTGAATTTGCGCATGCTGAGATGTGGCGTTGGGGATCATGCCCGCCATAGAGGCTGCGATGCTATCCAGCGTATCGGTAGCTGTCGGGCGATAGCTGTAGGTCTGGCGACCTATCCCCTGCCCTATCGCTATCCCCAGCACCTGAGAGGCTGAGGGGATGCCCGATAGTGTCACGGTCTGCTCCGAGGCTGTAGCCTCTAGGGTCGGGTCCACGCGAGGCATTGGGCGCCAGATATTGGCGTATCGTGGAGTGATGCGGACATGACCCGGCTGACTGTAGATCGTCACGTTGACGATCTGGCTACCCGGAACCGCCGCACTACCGGCTGCCAGATCGGCATTCAGGGCACTGGCTGTAGGCCAGCCGCGATAGATCCTTACGGACGGACCCACAGTGGAGGGATTAGGTTCGCCAAATCGGCAGGGACCAGAGACCAGAGCCTCTGCGCAGATGATGGCAATTGCGTTTTCAATATCGGCTAAAAATGCCATCAGGTCTGAGTCGCCACTATGAGGAGGCGCCATCCCAACGGAGTCTGCTCAGCACTACTCACGCTGTAGAGTTGGCCAAGATCATCAGTCAGTCGATCTGCGGATTTTATGATTGTATCATCGTATCCCAAAGTGGGAATCAGAACCTCGTAGGTGCCAAGCTTGACGTCACCGGGCAATGATGTATCGCCGCGTTCGCCTCGGGATTTCGTCAGCACCGATGCGGGAAATTGACAATAGATCGTCTCCCAACTGGTTTTACTGTGTCCACCGCCATATGCCTGAGCGGGATCAAAACTCGGCTGTCCACCAGTCTGGCGCAACACAGAGACAACCCGGTTGCACTGTATGACCTGAGTCGGGAGGAGATCTTGCTGAGAGGCGATGTAATATGTGCCCTGCGGCCCGACCAAATAGTCACCGACGAGAGTCAGGGTCCGGTCGAACAACGCGCCGAATTGCGGTTTGCCGTACTGGCTAGGTTTGCTGGCGTCGAAGGCATATGTGGGATCTAGATAGACGAGAATTGAGCCCATGAGAGCATCGGGATCAATTGCTGGTCGATTGCCCATGGGGCGATACCACTGCATGGATTGCCCAAGAGCATTCGCGGCTTTTTGGTTTCCGGCATTGATTTTAGATTGGATGAGCGCATAATTGACCATCGTTAGATGATCCGCATGCCAACAGATTGTCTCGCGCCACCGAAGAATGGCCCAAGGGGCACACCTATGTAGCCGGCCAGTCGCCCGCACCAATCATTAAAGACTGCGGTGCGATCTTGGATCTCTCGCTTATTGTGAAACCAGACAGCAGCACTATCAGTGTCGAGATTAGCAGCAGCCGCAGGAATTGCAGCCTCTAGACCGTTGAGGGTTGTCAGGTAGGTGGAGACAACGACACCCTCGGTCTGGCTCAGACTGGTGAGCCGGTCTTCCATCAGGTTATAGGCATCAGTGAAGCGCTGGAACATGAAGACGCTCGATCCAGCGCCATATGCCGGATATCCGCAATAGCGACGAACATCCACCATTTGTGCTTCGGTGAAGGCAAAGAACTGTGCTGTGGGATCGGACATGAGGAATTCCTAGATGAGGAGCGGGGCCACGTGGCCCCGCCTCTCTCCAGTTAGGCGCTCTGGATAACGAGAGCGCGCTTGTAGGTCGCGTTGTTGGCAGTGGAGAACACACTGGGGTTCGTTAGACTGTCCGTTGGGCAGACAAACCCCCCCGCATAAACGTAGGTCTGGCGCCATACGAGAGCCTGAGGTTCCAGAGGAGCCGCGAGGACATGTGCAATCTCTTCTGAGACAGACACCATCGAGATGCCATTTTCGTCCGGAGTCTGATCATACATATTGGAGGTGTAAGCCCCCTCGATCAGAGCACCATCACCAACCAGCATAGCGTTCCAAACCGGAACCGTCACACCAAGGGTCTGCTTCGGAGCAACGTTGGTCGTCACAATGTCAACGCCAAGGATCTCGGCCACGACGCCCTTCTTGTATTCATCAGAATCCGATCGGCCACGGAGGAAGGACTGGAATTCCGGGTCCTGATAGAGACCGTTGAGCTGCTGAGAAGCCAAGAGAAGACGATAAGTTCCGCGACCCGGAAGTCCGTCAACGCCGTTGCCCTCGATCACCGTCTTGGCATTCAGAATTGACTGCATCGTGAGAGTGTTGGCTGATGTGATCGCCGCAGCCGTCGCCCCACCACCGACACGGACAATCGGGCTCGCGTTCGCGGCCACCACGGCATTGCCCTTGGTGCCATCTGCTACCGTCACGTTGCTGCTCAGGTTCAAAGTGCCACTGATGCCCATCGGGGAATTGCTAACGTTCGTTGTATCGGCGGTTGCGCCAACACACGAATAGGTATTGGAGCCGATCGTAACGGTGAGGGGAACGGAACCCGAGACCGCAACCTGCTGACCGACGGAATTCTGCATGTTGATGAAACCACGAATATCATCGACGGCGACAGTTGGGCCGGCAGCCGATAGAGTTGTTCGCACGCTCGTCTGACCACCGTAACCGATGCGAGCGAGCCACGGAATTTAGGATTGATTTTTGGCGGCGAGTACCCGCTGCGGCATCCAGTAATCCCGGATTGCTGGAATGACGACGGCGATGTCGTGATACGCGGAGCGCAAGAA